TTCCTTTACTGCAGATGAACTGAGGAATGCCATGAGGATGGGCTTGATAAGTACGATCATTTTTTCTTTTTGAATGGGTTTAGGTTCCAAGATTTTTTATCTTCTTTGGATGGTTGTGTTGATTTAAGATAGGCAGATATAGCAATTACATCACTACACATGCTTTCTACTCTTGAGCCAGGTTTCAACATAAAACCTTTAGTTTGCAGCTCTGCACATTTTAATGTTCTAACTAATTCGTAGTCTAAACGCATCTTTTCTTCTTGCCGTGCAGCAATAGAAAGACAACGCTTTAATCCTCTACGATCTAATGGAATCATGAAGTTGATTTGACCTCCCCAGTTTTCAGCCATTGTATAGCTAGAAGGTCTCATTCCATCTTCATCTATATCCCAAGGTTTTGTATGATTTCCCATATAGAACGGTGAGAAAGTCATAGTTGATCCATTACAGGATATGTTAGGTCCATAGTGCTGTCTTGACGGTGCTCCATTGTTTTGGAATTGCACCGCTTGGTTGGTTACATTTCCCGTTGCAGCTGCTACTGGATTACTAACATTATTTGTTTCATCTTCTGCACGAACTGGTGCTACTGAGAGAAGACTGATAAGGAGGTAGTAGTAGAGGTGACATCGATTTCTCTGTCTATTACTTCTACTGATAACACTTGACTTGCTGCTCTTGTTGTTATTTCTAGTGAGAAAGGATCTCCAGCTGTATGTAGGGTAAATATTGAATCTGAATCGGCGATACCACCTGATGAAGCTGATGTATGAGTGATGTTTTCTCCACTCCATGTGTTTAATGCAGACCCATAAGTTGTCGTTGTTATCTCTTCTACTATCTCTTGAGTCGTTGTTGTTGTACTGTTCATCGAACCCTGGGTGAAGTTTGGGGTCACTAATTCTGCTCTCGCTACCGAGGGGGATAACAGTGCTAAGAGTACTAACCATTTCTTCATTGCTTTAATTTTTCGTTACCATTCTTTTTACCGTTACCATTACCAGTAGTTAAACCAAATGTCGCTAAAGCTCCAGTAAAAATACTAGCAGGGAAAGTGATATCCCCACCTGGGCTTTTCTTTATCATAGGTATTTCTACATAGTTTAATGTAATAATAAAACCACTCCATACCACAACACCTAAACGTACAAATGTACCAAGGATTTGAATTTGATGTTCTTGATCTTCAGCAGCATCTTTTAACTTACCGAAGAATCCTTTTTCTTCTTTCGCTTTTGCTTCCATGTGTCGACTTTCTTTTGTAAGAATTTCTGTACTTTCTTTTTAATTGGTTCAAATAAAGATTGAGTAATAGATGTTGTAGCTACTGCTACTACTGCTGTAGTAACTGCTGTAACAACTACTGCTGTTTCAGGTATAGGTACCTGTATATCTATTACTGGTATTTGTAATTTAGGTGGTTCAGGTTGTTCTGATGATTCAGCCTTTACGTCTTCTGGAGCCTCCAAATCACTCGGAGGAATAACCATTGGTTTATATGATGGTATCCGAGCTGTAGGAGGTTTGAAGTAAAGAGCATCTGGTTTTGGAATATTTGCTCTAGGTAGATGTATTTTAATACTTCGACTTCCCTAAAGTTACAGCTGCATCCTGTGCAGTAAAATCTTCCGTAGTCCAGATAGAGGTAGTACCATCTTCTTTTTTGTATGCCTTTACGATTTCTAGATGACGCACGTTTCTATCTAACGTTTCTTTATCTTCATCTGTAATTGTATCTTGAGCAGCAATTTTATTTATTAAGGTAACGCTATCACCTGCATTGGTGAAGATTTGAGCTATTTCTTCAGTTGTTCTTTCAGCCATTTTGTTTGAGTGTTTGAATTTCTTGTTTTAATTCTTGAATCGCCTTTACTAGTACTGGGATAAGCTTTCCGTAAGAGGCTTCAAGACGATCAGGATTTTTGTCATAAACCAATCTTAGGTACTCAGCGTCATTATCTTTTTGCGCTGTTTGAAGTTGTTGCGCAATAAAACCAGCTTCATAAGTTCCATCTTTTAATAATCCTTCTCTTGAATCCCATTTGAATTTGACAGGTCTTAATTGACTTACAAAGTCGAGTCCAGCAGGTAGATCTTCAATTTGCGTTTTATCCCGTTCATCAGAAAGAGCAGCAATACTTTGATCAGCACAACGTAATGCAGTAATATTGCTATTTCCTAGTGTTATTTCGTTATCAACGTCTACTGCTGAAGATTCTGCGTTATATCCAAGTACTAGATTATTAGATCCTGTTGTTAAATTATTACCAGCACTAACACCATGTGCTGTGTTCTGCGATCCCGTTGTCAAATCAACTAAAGCTCGTCTTCCTGTACCTGTATTGTTATCTCCCTCTGTTGCCGATAGACCAGAACCATTACCGTAGAAAGAATTATATTCTCCGGTAGTTATATTTTTACCTGAATTAGTACCTGAACAAGTGTTATATGATCCTGTTGTAATTCCAGTCCCTGCCTCTTCACCAAGTAACGTATTTTGAACGCCTGTAGTAATAGCATCACCTGCTACATATCCTATTGCAGTGTTGTTATTTCCAGTAGTTAGTGATTTAAAAGTATCTCTACCAACTCCAGTGTTGTAATCACCATTAGAATAGTCTTTCCCAGATCCTCTACCTATAAAAATATTATCTTGTCCACTTTCTGACATTTTACCAGCTTCATACCCAATGAATATATTATTGTATCCATAATTAAGTTTTCCAGCAAAAGTACCAATAACTACACTATTATTAGAATTATTTCCATTTTCTCCTGCTTGCTGTCCAATCATGACATTGTAACTACCACTTGTATTAGCTCTGTATCCAAGGCATACGTTACCAGTATCATCTGTTATATCGTCTCCAGCTTCGACTCCTACACAGGTATTCGTCGTTCCAGTATTAATTTGCTTTCCAGCCTGTTCTCCTACACAAACATTTCGGTCTCCAGTCGTTATAGCTGTACCAGCATCATATCCATATAGAGAATTTTTTGTAGCATCTGTACCAGAGAAACTATCTCCAGCATTAGTACCAGCTACAGTATTTTCCTGTGCATCACTGGATAGTGTGGTGCTGCCACCACCTCCACTAACCGTAGCCCAAGTATTATCTCCACGTAAATATGTAGATGAACTTGCAGTACCAGTAGCAGATAGTTCAGCAACTCCTATAGCATCATCGGCTACTTTGGCATTAGTAATTGCATCGTTGGCTATTTTGGCACTGGTAATTGCATTGTTATCAATAGTCCAAGTTGCTCCTGAAGAACTTACTGTTATATCTCCTTTATCGCCATCTGATACACCGCTACCTCCTGATGCTGCTTCCCATCCAGCTTCACCATTAGCGTCAACTGTTAATACGTAGTCTTCTGTAGCTGTAGTATCTTTAATTGAAAAGTTAAGTCCTGGTATTCTAAATTTGGTAATGTTAGCATCACCTAAAGTTATTTCATTATTTACACTAGTACTAGTAGGGTTAGCATCTTTACCTATAATTATATTATTAGTTCCATTAGATGATGTTGTAGCACAAGTGTTATATCCAATAATTGTATTATTGTCACCTGAAGAAAATCTACCTGCACTTTTACCAATGATAATTCGGTTATCACCATTACCTGCATAATCACCAGCTGCATGTCCAATAAATACGTTAGATTCCCCCTCCGTGGAATTCATACCTGAATCCTGACCAACAGCTGTATTATATTGTCCAGTGGTTATTTGCAGTAATGACTTAGAACCTATAGCCGTATTACCTGCTGAAGCTGTCGCATCTTCTAAAGCTAAATGTCCTACAGCTGTATTATCATCTCCACTAGTTATTGCAGTACCAGCATTATATCCAAATAATGTGTTTTTCTCTGCATCAGTACCTGAAAAGGCATCTCCAGCGTTCGAACCAGCTGCAGTATTTAATTGAGAATCAGATGAGACATCAGCTCCAACCTCAACGACTGAGCCTCCAGAAGTCTTTGTAAATAAACCTCCATCAGAAGTATTAATAGCTAATTCACCTACAGTTAGATCACTAGCTGAAGGGTCAGCAGCTTTCCTTTTATGTAGTATGGAAGCCATTTACCATGTGCCTCCATCTATAATACCACATCCTAACTCACCAGTTGAGGAGTTATAAGTTAATTGAGAATCACTTTTAGGTGCTAAATTTCCAGTTGCTGCAGTAGCAAACAATGGGAAACATGTAGTATCTGACGATTCATCAGCAACTGTAACTGTTGTTGCTATTGCTGCTGTACCTGTTGTATCTTGGTTAAGTGTTCCTACTACAAGATCAATAGTTCCATCAGCATCTTGATATGTAGCTGTAATACCTGTTTCAGTATTACCAGTAAACATAGCTCCTACTTTATCTTGAACTTGTTCATCTGATAATCCAGCAGATGCAGCCCATTTCAAACCTCCACCTTGAGATGAATCAGCTGTTAACACATAATCATCTGTAGGACTATTACTGATATCTAACTTACCTTCTACAATTGAATCATCTCCAATACGTGCAGCTGGAATAGTACCACTATTTAAATTAGACGCATTACCAGCAGTAAAGCTACCAGCAGATCCAGAGGTATTACCTGTTACGTTACCAGTTACGTTACCAACTAAATTAGCTATTAAGGAAGCTGTAGTAGGATTATTTACGTTTCCTGTTAAACCCGCAGTAGAGTCAGTAGTATATAGTCCGAATTTATCTTCACTTTCATCCCAACCCATAAAAGCGTTATCACCAGTAGAACCTCGTTCTATAAGGATTCCGCAATCGTAAGCGTTTGAACTAGCACCACTATTTAATTCTAGTAATGGATCTTTAACTGTTGTGTTAGCACTGTCAACAGTAGTTGTAGTACCATTAACTGTTAAATTACCAGTAACTGTAACATCATCACTAAATGTCTTATCACCAGCTACTGTTTGTGCAGTTGTCAGGTCACAGAATGCTCCTGATCCACCAATTTTAATTACACTAGCTGCATTACTGCCACTAGTTCCTTCACCATAATAAAGTATATCATTACCTTCAGTAAACGCTAATTCTGCGTTTGCTAGATCTGAACTGCTAGGTGCTGATGACCCAGTAGATCTTTTTATTCTAATTTGAGCCATGTCTTATTAAAAGGATCCTCCATCCACGATAGTTGACAATGTTTGATTTGTATCTGCTTTGAATTTAGCAGCAGAAGAACTATAATAAATAACAGAACCATCTACTGCAGCTGTTTGATCTATAACAAAATCAGCAAATCCATCTAGTTTGGTTTTGTCTTCATCAGTCATGAGTCCCCATGCTGATGTGGTGGCGGCAGGTAAATCTATATTACTACCTGTTGAAGATGTTATTGATAAACCAGCTCCAGAAGTACTAAAACCTAAGTTTGTTGAACCTCCTCCTGAACCTCCGTCTCCAGTTACATCAATTAATTGAGAACCTTCTTTAACATATAATTGGTTCTGGTCTTCAGCATAGACAATTTCACCTTCTTGTAAATCATCTATACTGGCATATAAATTTGAATAGGAACCCCTAGCCAATTTAATAGGGGTTCTAGTTGCTGGGGTTGCCATAATTTAAGATCCGAAATCGCCTCCGTCGAATGTATCTGAAACTGTTACTGACGATGATCCATTATCAAAATTACCTCCATCCATGAAATGATTTTGTATAAAAGAACTAAGTGTATAGTGTGCTGAACCATACCTACCATAATGAATAGTTTCTACTAATGGACCATCTGAAGGCCAGCCGATATTTTTACCATTAGCATTATAATTTCTATATGTCATAATCAATTAAAAATTAGGATCAGCATATGGATCTATTACATAAGATAAAGTAAACATTATTTCTGATCTTTCAGTATTAGATAAAACATTATTATTTGCTATTGTGTCGCAATTAATTACATCAGAAACTTGGCCGTTATCATCACTACTAGTATCATCTTTAATACCTCTTAGTTCTACATAACCTAATTTGCTAACTGAATTACTATATATATCTACTTTCTTGACATAAGCAACAACAGTATGATAAGCTGCAGCATAATCTATTCTATTAGTAAATACAGGTGCAACATAACCATCTTTCAATGGTCTAAAAGGTAACATTATTCTTAAATCTCCTGTAGCAGCAGAGACAGCTTTTTTAAGATTGAACTGTCTTACAAAAACAGTACAAACATTACCATTTAAAGAATATTCAGGATCATCAATTCCTTCAAAAGTTCTTATAGCTGCCTTAGTTGTATGATCTGAACCGTATATTAAAGGTGTGTATGTTAAAGGTCTTACACCTTGATCAGCACCATACCCTTTAATATTTCCTTGTCCTACATGGAATTGAGATGGTTCGAAATTAATTGCATATTGTAAATCTGCAGTTAAATTTCCCCATGTAATACTATCCTCTGTACCAGTACCAATATTTGTTCCTACTGATTTAGTTTGGTAAATATTGTAATTATCAAGTGTACCTATAAACACTGGTCCAGTATTCGCTGCAGGAGGTGCTTCAGCATATAAAGCTCGTAACGGTCCGTCTATAACATTAAAATTATTTATAGTAATACCTTCATTTACCAACTCTTCTATTTTAATACCAATTTTTCCTGTATCTCTAAATCCATTAATAGTTAGATTATTAATTTGAACATTTCTAGCACTATTTTGTATTACTACAACTTTATGATTTGATAAATTATCTGTCTTTACATAACCATCCGCTGTTAATTGACGATCTTTTGTACCATCAGAAATCAGTAAATTATCGATTTGTACACCATTGTACATACCTAATTCAAAACACCTTTGAGGTTTACTTTCAGATGCATCAGTATCTTCACCAGAACTACCTTTCTTTTTAAAAGTTCGGTTACATGGAGCAATAATTTGTATATTATTAAAAGTTAAATTATTAGCAGTAGCACTATGTCCATCATCACTTAATGAAGTTAATTGATCATTTGTATATCCAGCTACTAAATCTTTTGGTGCAATCTCATAAATAGTACAATTACCTTCAGCAACTTTATCACTACCACTTTCACTTGATGCATAAGTAAAAGTATTTGTATCTGCTGAAGCAATTATTTTTTTTTCATCTTTAATTAAAGTATTAGTTCCACTAGTATAATCGTCATAAGTAACTGTAATTTTGTCACCTGCAACATATCCGTGGCTAGTAGAAGTTACAGTAACAGTACCACCAGTAACTCTAGCGTAAGTACCTGTTTTTCCAACTTGTCCTCCATGTGCTGACCAGGCATTACCGCTATCAGCTATTTGGGTTTTCCAACCACTGTGATGAGCTTCAACGCCACCAACGCAATTAATAACTTCTAAACCATCAACAAGAATGTTATAAGGAGCTGGTGCATAACCATGAGCTTTTATCTCCAAACCTTGATTACCTTTATATGCTCTACAATTATACATTTGTATATTTCTAGATCCATCATCTATTTCAAAACAATTAGTATTAGTTTGAGTACCAAAACCACCTCTAGTTAATTCAGATAAACAATTCGTAATTAAAATGTCTGAAGAGAAATGAGTAGTTAAATTATCATCTCCAGCACCTTTAAAATAACAATCGTTAACTGTTATATATTGTGCTCCTTTGTGCATATATGTAGTAGCAGTAGCGTAATAATTAGTATTACTAGTATTGCCTGTACTACTTCTTCTAAACGAAGAAGTTATATCTAAACAATGTCTTTGACCATCTAAACATCTAACTCTATTAAGGGTTACATTTTTACTATTAAAAATAGTTAAAGCATTACGATTAGCACAATTTACTATAGCTTTAATTTTTATACTTTTATTACCATCTGTAACTGATGTTGATGTATATTTAAATGAAGTTGTAGTAAAGTCTGTTGATAAAACTTCAACTTCTTCGTCAATAGGGTCACCTGTGTAATTTATAAATAAGGGTTCACCTATTTCATATCCATGAGGATTGCTACCAAAGTCTACTGTAGCAGTATTACTACTAATACTTGCAGTATATGATTCTGATGTTTCACTTGAATATATCTGGGTTAAAGAATCAAGTTCTTGCTTCTTACTATGTTGGTCTGCTGTATAACCATGCCATCTAGCAGTATTAAAATCAAAAGTTATATCTTCAACTAATACGTTTTCTACTGTTGTATCCCAGTTTCCTATAACTCCTAATCCTGTTTTTCTACCAATTGAATCATGCATCTTAATAGATGTAGAAACTCCACCAGCACCTTTTATATAACTATTAGAAGGGATAACAATAGGTTCTTTAACTATATAAGTTCCAGCTGGAAAATAAACTATATTAACTCCAGCTCCAGCAGCAATAGCATCCTTAATAGCTGCAGTATCGTTTGCAATTCCATCACCTTTAGCACCAAAGGCTTTAACTGATTTTAATTCCCAAGTATCAATACCTAATTTAGCTGGTGTAACTGCACCGTCAACAATTTTATCAGATGTGATTGCATTATTAATAATTTTATTAGTTGTAATTGCATCGCTATCTATAGTCCAATTACTACCTGATACAGTTATATCACCTTTATCACCATTAGTTACAGCAGTACTTGTTACTTCAGGTAATTCTTGTACTCTATATCTTAATTGATTAAAGCTATCGTTTAATTCTTTTGCAGTTATAGTACTGCCAGCATTAAATTCGTTAGGAGCTGTAGTAACATCTGTTACTCTTTTTACTAGTACTTTATCTCCATCAGCTAAAGCAGATGTAAAAGTAATAGTAGCAGCACCACTAGTACCAGATATAGTATAGTCTGAAACAGGTGTTTTCTTAGCAAATATCTTAGCTGTCAGTTGACCACCTTCACCTCCATCTAAATTAGTAAGAGATATATTAGGAGATTTAGTATAACCTGATCCTACGTTTAAATTTGTATTATCTAATGCAGCACCTGAAGTAGCATGTCCATAGATTGATCCATCTATCCTACCACTATTGTCAGTATCTTGACCTACTGTTATCCATAAATCTGGTGCTGTACCATCTCCACCAGAAAATATTAATTTTTCAGCTGCACCTCTAGCTCTATTAGTGTAACCAGCTCCAGCATTAGTAACTTCTATTGATTCTATTTTACCTTTTCCTACATATATCTCTAAATCTGATGAATCCACGAAAGGAACAGTGACACCAGAAACCACTGTAGGAGTTCCACTAATTGTAAATGTTTTTTCTGTTGCCATTGTTATTTATACATGGTTAAAATGTTTGCTGTTTCTCTTGTTTTTGTTTGACGCTTAAGATCTTTATCTAGCTGTTCTGCTTTTAGTTCCTGAATATCTCTATCCATAACAATAGTACTCCAAGCTATAGCTCTAGCTTTATCAAAAACTTTACTTATTATTATATTATGATAGTAATCTTTACTTTCATATGCAGCTCTATTACCATCTCTTATATCTTTATGCATCTCTGCAACAGAAGCTATAATTCTAGGGTCTTGAGCTAACTTATCAAGTTTACGTTCTAGATTCTGCATACCTAAAGCTTTCTGGAACTTAGATCTAATGATTGGTGAATCAGTTAAATTAGTACCATCTGGACCATAGTAGACAGACAAACGTAAATCATACCCACTATCAAATAATAGTTTTCTACCAGGTGAAGGGTTAAGATTCATTTGTATAGGACTAAATGCATTCCACATTCTAGTGATAGGATCCCACTCTTTAATAGGTGTATTAGGTTTCATCATATCCCATTTAATAGGTAATGGTTCACTAGCTATATGTTCAGTTATTAAGTTCCTATTCCTTATAGCATTATCAATACCAGAACTTAATTCTCTAGTATATGGTGTAAATAGTTTACCAATTTCATTTCTTAAACCAGCTAAAGGTACTGTATTATTAGCAATATTAGCTAAGATACGTTCTGCTTGTCCAGGTCTACCTCCTACTAAATCTACAAACTGTTGCATACCAGCAAGATATGACTTACTAGTAACACCTTGAGCTAGTAAAAGAGATACTTTAAGAAATTGATCTTCAGTCCATTCTTCACCCATTAATAGACTAGCATCACCAATGTCAGCTATCATAGAGAATATTTGGTTAAATGGTTCAATAGAATCATATCCAAAAGATACTCCTCCTACTGTTATATTTCTTTGCTTATAACCACCATCTATCCATACCTGTCTGTTTTGTCTATCAACAGGACCATTGCCAGTTAGATCTCCTCTCATCCAAGCTTGAATAGCCATAAATACAAGAGCAGAACCCATAGCTAATCTACCTGTCTGTAATGCCTTAGCATTAGCAAGTTCGGCAGCATTAGTTATACCATATTTAGCAACAGCATCTAAGTTATTAGGAGTAGCAAAAGCTATATCATTAAATTCTTTAACTAGGAAGTTAAATCCAGGTGTATGCTTAGCAGTTAATTGTAATCCATTTACTCCAGTTCTAGCGAATAGGAAGAAAGGTTTAGCCCATGGATTAGCTTGGAATACTTGGTTTAGACCACCAGCAAATCCAGTTAGTTCTTGTGTAAGAGTTACTTCTTTTCTAGCAAACTTAGTAGCTGCATCAATTATATCTCCATTAGCATCAAATATCTCACGATAGAAATCGTCTTCATATACTCTAATTAATTCTGGAGTTATCTCAGTATAAGCTGTTAGTTTACCTTGAGCCTGAGCATCCATAGCAGACCTCATAGCCTTTTCTCTCATCTTAGCTCTACCTAATATATAAGCAAAAGCATCATCAGTTGCAGCCATTAACTTAGTGGAGTAAGTCAAGAAGTTAGCATTGTTCATATTTCTAGCTAGATTAGCTAAGTTAAACCATACCCTATCTCCTATAGAAGCTCTTCCACTATCTTCAGCCCATCTTCTTAAGATTTCCCAGTTATCATCACCTTTAGTATATTCAGCGAATCTTGTTTTAACAGTAGATATATCTCCTTTCCAGTATGAATTTAACTTAGATTTAAATAAGTCAAATGATTCTGGTATGGATTGTATCATAGCATTCAATGAAGCTAATCCTGATCTAAGTGTAACAGCATCTCCAGTAAAAGGATACCTAACAACACTACCTATAGCAGTAGACATAGGTCTAAGGAATGTAGCTGTACTTGTACCCATAGCAGCTCTTATAGGGGTCTTAGGACCGCTTAGTATGCTATGAATCATTACACCTTCTAGTTCCCTCATAACAGCACCGATCTGTGCTTTACCTTCAATCTCTCCACCTTTGATCATTTTTCTAGCCCATGCATCAAAGTCATCTAGACTGTTGACAGTTTGCATAGAAGAGAATGCTTCAAATAGAGCCATCAATAAATTATCATCTTCACTCTTATTAACGATATTAAGTATAGATTGAATAGATTGTCTAGTATCGGACATCTCCTTAGAGAGTGTCTCTTTTAGATAACTTTTTCTTTTACCTGCACCTAATTCTCTAAAGTTCTGTGATTTAACAATTCTAGCTCTTTTAGTTTCTGTTAGAGCTACCATCATAGTATCTACTATTTGATCCAGTGGACCATCAATACTATTCAGATTAGCAAAGTCTGCTATTTCTCTACCAGCTATACCTCTATCTCTTATCTCTTGTAGTAGAGTACCTATGACCATATCAGCTACTACTACGTTTTGACTTGTAATAGTTTTAATAGCATCATCTGTACCGCCATCGTATATATCGAATGATTCAAATAGTTCTTTTAAGTACTCTTCAGCTGGCATATCAGCTGGATTCCTGCCTTGTGTTATACGTTGATGTGAGATAATAGAATCACCAAAGACTTCAACTAGTCTTCTTCTACTACCACCTACACTATCTAGTACCTTCTGGAATCTTTCAGTACTCATTAATCTTTTCAGAGTTTGTTCAGCAATATCAGGATCTACATTACCTTCTCTTGCTACTCTTTCTTTTTGAACAGGTCTTACAACAGTACCAGAGGATCCTTCTTCAGCACCCCATTCTGATCTCTGTCTCTTCTGTCTTTCCCATACTATGAATGGATCATCTTGAGAGTAATGTGCAGCTTGTTCAGGGTTAGCTATAGGTTTATTCTTACTACCTCTAAATTCAAATTCATTTTTTCTTAGTTCTTGTAATCCTTTTCTAAGGGTTTCAAGTTCTACACTCTTACCTCTATCAACTGCAGCTTGTAATACTTTTGTTGAGCCTTTACCTAAAAGTATTGAAGCACCGTCAAATACAAGACCAATACCCATACCTTCAGCTATATTCTTTACTTTCATCCAAATAGGATGATCAGTATCTTTAGTACTTATTGGTGTATCTACCCAGCCATAGCGGTCTCTTAGCATACCTAATGCATTATGTCCATCTGATTCCTTAGATATCAAATCAGACACAGCACCGACACCAGCAGCTCTAACTAGACTGTTAGCCATTATACCCGTACCTGTTATACCTACTCTAGCTGCAGTAACTTTAGCAGTAGGTATTATAGCAGCGGCCATTGTACCAAAGTGTACTGTACCTCTTAATAATTTACCCCACCATGTTTTAGTTTCATAGGTATTACCCATGTTAACAAAAGGATCCCACTCAGGTTTGTATACTCCTTTTTCTTTTCTTTCTCTTTGAATTTCTCCCGTAAGAGCATCAACAGTACGTTCTGGAAAGGTGGTGATAGAGGAGAGTGTATCTTGTACACCTCCTGCACCGATTGATTGAAATTCTTTTGCGTATGCCTTAGCACCCCATTTTTCAGCGTTTCTTGGGTCTTGTTGTTCTGATACAGCTTGCTGTTCTTCTGATTGCTGTTGCTGTAGTATTTGTTGTTCAGCTTCTCGATCTGCAGCTATTTTATCTAAATACCTATTACCAGCTTCAGCATCTTCAACAAGACTTTCATCGCGTATATAGTTTGGATTTATTTCCATTAGTAAATTATTGTGTTGATTCTTCAATTTGCTCTAGAACACTAGGATCTAGAATACCATCTAACATATCTATAATTCGACCTATAGGTGCAGTACGTATCCATTCTTCGACATCTTCTGCACCTTCTCCTGTAAATAATCTTTCTAACACTCTACCTAAAGCATTGAAATTACCTTCCTCATCTGTTAAAGCAGACATAATTAAATCTCTTGCACCTACTCCTGCTTTATATAAACCAGTTTGTTCAAAAGATTCTTGAACATCTACTGGTTGACCTAGAGTAGACATATCAAATTCAGGTTTAGTTAATTTCTGTTCTACTTGTATAGTAGCTAATGCAGGTGGCATATTCTGAGGAGAAGAAAATGGTGTAGAGGTAGTGTCAATTTCCTTAAATTGATATATTAAATCTTCATCAATAAGACCAACTCTCATCCAATCCATATCTATAGATCCATACTTATGTTCGTCCATATTGCGCCATAATGTATAGCCATAGAGCGTATGGGAATCTAACCCAGGTCTATTAATAAATTTCAATGCCCAATCAGCCCATTCAGAATCTTCTGATTCAGCTAATACTTTAAGTGTATTCGCAAAGCTAATTTTACCTAACAGAAGATCTTGGTATGGACCAGGAACTACTTCTCTTTCTGGATTAGGTTCATAGGAACCTTTTTCAAGTAAACCTGTAGCTACAAGTCTATGATAACCCATCTCACGTTTAGTATATAACCTGTTAGTTTTAGGATCTCTTATTCCTGTTTGATAGAATCTAGCATCAATTTCCTCTCCTCTATTATGCTGCATTTGCATCTCAAGTAAGACTTCTCTTTCTGTTTGATTATAAGGGACATTACTATCCATATGAAATGACCCTTCATTTACTGCTTTAGAGAAGTTAACAGAAGCTCTTTCTAAAGTTTGATCATAAACATTAACTGATGTACCATCGTAAAAACTTTTATAATCTTTCTTTATATTATCTAGTGTCCGTTGAATAAGGATTTCATCACCTAATGCTGAACCTCCAGGTTGACCTAATATAGTATTACGACTTTTTATATATGCTACTCTAGCTTGTCGCCTTAATCTAGATTCTGATTCTTTATTTAGAACCGTCCCTGTTAAATTTTTAGAATCAAGCCATTCATCTATTGAAGCGTCAACATAACCAAAGTGTTCTTTTTTTTGATCCTCTGATAATTTCTTTTGACTACCATCAATCCATCCTTTTATTTGTTTTAAGTATTCTGGATTAGTTATTAAATAAGCATCTTCTTTAGTTATATAATTATATGTCTCCCATTTCATCTTAACTCGTTCAAATCTATTCTCTTCTGTTTCTTCAGCAGAAGATATAACTTTTTTTAATGACTCTGGTATTTCAGTAGCTCCCCATTCTTTTGAGTCTATTAGAAATTTAGCATATAATTCTCTAGCTTTTTCCTCTGTCATTTCACCTAATGGAATACTAGCTACATTCACTTTCATCCATTGTTCAGTTAGTTTCTGAATATAATCTTGCTTGAATTCGTATTGTTGTGTTTCTAATTCCTTTATTGCATTAAGTATTGGACCAGTCTCTTTAGGTCTTTGTACTTGTAAAGATGTTTCAGAACCATCAGCCCATTTTTGAACATAATTCAATACTTCTCTACCTGTACCTGGTGGTAATTTTCCATTTAGGATACCTTCATGTACTATAGATAAAGCTTCGCTGAATGCGTCTCCTCTATTTTCAAATTCAGCTTTAAATCTATTTACATAATCTACTACTACTTTACCAGCTGCATTAGGATCTTTTCTATTTTTTAGAATGTTATCATATACATACGACTTCTTAACTTCTGTAGCTTTCTCTGCTAAATTTAATGAGTTTTTAAAATTCCATTCAGTCTCTAAAGTGTTATATAAATCTATAACTGCTGGTATAACGATATCTTCTATTTCATAATCGGAAACACCTTTTGTATATAAAAGATGTCTAATAGGTCCAGTAAGATCATTGAAATTTCTTATAAACTGTTTTTTATTATCTGAACCTAATAGCTCAGTTTGTCTTAAAGCAGGTCCATAATAGTCAGTAAGTTGCTTTGCAAATTCTACTATTTCTCTTTGTGAAGGATTATCAGATAAAGCTATACCAGCATTATAGATATCAGGATTACCTGTTTCTTCAGCTGCTAGTTTTAACGATTCAATTAACTTAGTATTATTCTCTTCACTTTCTTTTGCTTTTTCTGCAAGTTCTTCTTTAGTAAATTTATCATAACCCTCAAACCAAGGACTATCTTCACTTAATTTATTCTTTCTATACTTATCTGCTTCTTTTAATTCTTTAGCATACTTAGCTATTTCAAAACCAGTTTCAGTTAATTCAAGTAAAAGTGGTGATACATCTTTTAATCTTAAATACTCTTCATTAATCTTTCCTTGTCTTGCAAAGAAAGCTCTATAATCCTCTACACTTTGATCTATTCTATTATTTAGAGATTCAGCGAGATTAGGTTCAGATTCAGCGTAATGGTAAGCACTGATATCTGGGAGTGGATTATTTGGAAAAGATGATGTCATAATTAATATTCGATAGCTGAACCTATACCAGACATTGCGGTACCTAAAGCAGCTCCATGTTTAGCGAGGAAAGCAGATTTTATTGCACCTGAAGCTGCTAATGATGAACCACCACTAGCAATAGCTCCACCTATTGTCAAACCTATCTTAAGTGCTTTTGTTAAATTATTTGTCCGAGGTATTAAAGTTGGAGGTAGTTTACTAGGAGGTAATCCTAATGCTTGTCTATTCCTTGCTCTTTGTTGAGTAAACTGTCTTTCAGCTCCTAAATACTGTCTAGCTAAATTAGATCCAACAGTATTACTCATTTCATAATCTAACATATTCTTCTTAGCTAAATGATTCATAAGTGCTTTCCTACCAGCAGTTCTAGATCTACCTGCTTCACTACTTAATCCTGATTCTTTACTGCTTAAATATTCTCGTAAAACATTTTCTGCTTTAGCTCTAATAGTACCTTGTAACCTTGTTGATGCTTCATCAATATCACTAATAGTACGACTTAAACCGATAGCAGTTCTATGTAATCCTGTTACATAATATGCCCCACTATTTAAGTAAGAAGCAGCTCTATTATATGTTTCATGTATTTTTTGTTGATGTACTGCTTTAGCTTCAGCAGCTCTAGTATCTGCACACACGGCAAAACTCGATAAAGGACAATTGATTAGGTCCATGTTTAAGTTCTCTCAAGAACTTGAAACCTAAAAATTTGAGTAGTTTTAAATGTACTATGTTACGTCGATCTACAATATTCCAAAGTAAAGGTTCTGTTCTACTCTCAACAAACCTTTTGGATTCTCTTGCAAACGTATGTGGGTAATCTTTTATAGCTTCAGTACAAAGCATCCATATAGCTCCTTCTGGATTTACTCCAGCCATACCAGCAGTCTTGCCGTTAGGCACCGTGAAGTACACAGCAGAGCCCTCCTGAGCGATGAATTCAGCATATTCCATAAGATCACACCCATGACCTTCTTCGACTTCTCTACGGTCTTCTAGACGTAGATTAGAGGCCACCTCAATGGCAGCCTCAAATGTTATTGGGTGAATGTATTTAGACACGTTTATAATATCTTTGTGTATAATCTCCCTCCCAGCTCATTGAATATAATGTAGCAGGTGTAGGGTTAGTTGATTTAAGTGTTATATCTACGTTTGTATTTCTTTCATATACTGGAATAGTTTTAATAGCACTTGATAAATATGGTGGGTTTTGTATATCATAAGAATCTAAATTTGTGCCTTCATAAATTTCAGTATATGGATCTTTACCTACTTTACTGGTCAACGTAGTTTCATAAGATCCTACAGTACCGAAGTTTAAATTAATTCTATGTATAATTAAAGAAGCATTTACATCTGTTCTAGAAGCTGTACCTTTAGTAGACGATAAATATAGTGTAGGGAAATCTACTTGATAATCATATAAAAAACCAATATCTACTGAAGAACTGGACCAATCGCCTGACACCTCAATTGAATTATTATTTATTATACCTTTAGTATATCTTCCATTAGCATCTGCAATAATTAAATCATTAGTACTTGATGAAATATCAGATAACCATGTAGTAGTAAATGTAGTTTTTTTAGTATTACTATTAAATACTCCACTGCTAATATTAGCTACATAATTATCTAAATGTACTAAATAATCCTCATTGTCTTTAGTAATACTTTCCTCAGTATCTGATTGTATTAGACATACTTGTTGTAAGAAATTATCATTATCTAACATATAAAACTTATCATCTACTATAAAATGATATTTAATTGGTTGATTAAACTTCCATTTAAACCAAGATAACTGAGGTCTTTGTTCACCAAGATTTAGATATTTAAGTCCATATAGTGTACCATCATTATTGCTATCACTGAAAAATATTATTTGATTTTCTCT